TTTCTTCCATTCTCTTCATAGAGATGTCGGCAGCTGCTTGTCCCACTCCTGTCCTCACGATCATCATCGTTGCTGACTCAATGCTCATTCTGTACCCAGTAGGATAGTTCACTTTGAGTCCTACTTCTGTGATATTGTTAATTACATCTCTGACCGCTTGTGTGTACGATACAGCACCGGTAGAGACTAGATGGTAAGCGTTGTCCATCTGATTGATGAACATTCGCTGTGAGTCTTGCGCTGTGGTTCTGCAAAAGTTGTTCCATTCTCCGGCTGTCGCAAGATAATCTCTTTCGAGAATCCTAAGCAGGGTCGGAGATTGTAGAAGAGGAGTCGGAGATAGTCCGGCTGCAAGATACACAGCATCATCCCACTTCAACGAAGTGATACCGGCATCCATGAATGCATCCTTGATCTCTTTCTTCTGTAACCTTGTCTTGCTCGCTATTTCCTTTTGGATATCCTCTAGCAGTTCACCAGACTCTTGAAGCACTTGTATCTGCCATCGGTCTGTCTGTGTCAGCAGATAGTCCTCACCTCTGCCGAGTCTCTTCATGATTCTCTCGATGATCATGTCCATAATAGTGCGATGAAGGGACGAAGATATCTCCTCCGCCCCTTCTGTTATTCTTTGTAAATATTCAGGTGTTAGCATTATTCCTCACCGTCTTTGTCATTTTTATCATCCTTTGTAATGATTGCAAAAAGCAAAATTGTTACGCAAATGATAAGAATATTCATAGTTGATACCGCCATATTGTCACCGCCTTCTCCTTACTACTCCGCAAATACCCAATCTTCTGCAAGCATATCTGCCTGACTTGCGAGCCATCCCATCTGTACTCCTGATGTTCCGACAAATGCAATAGCCATGTTTCCAATAGCATCATGTTCACAGTTCACAATCTCTTCATCTGCTGCCTTGTAAGAAATACCAGTAGCGATCTGAATGTACTGCTTCTTACCATTCCAACCTTTACGAGCTACTTTACGTCCTTTCTTTAATTGCTTAATAGCTTCACTGAAAGAAAAAGTTGCTTCGCCACCAAGTGCCGGACAGTTCGTGTCATTCGCAAAAATCCATTCATCGGAACAAATATTTGTAAATGTGTAATCAACACACTCGGTGCTGCGGACATCAATGTCCTTACCATCTTTTGTATGCATCAGGATTGACTGTGCCGGAATACCCCAGAACCAATACCCAGCCCATGATGGAAGTTTTACCTTCGCTCCGTGTTTCATTGCTTCAAATGCTTCTTTAAATGTCATCGTTCATTTCTCCTTTCATTTCATCATTGGAACTATATACGTTTCTTCTTCTCTTTCATATTTCCGTTCTAGTTCAAGTTCGTATTTTTCAATTTCATAATCGATATTTCCAATTACGTTGTTCCTTTTCTTGTATTCACTAATAACGTGCTTTACGAAATAATTAAATTCTTCTCGATTCTGCTTTTCCGCATTATCGTACAGTTCATCACCACAAAGCGGTAAGCAATTTTCTCCGGTTACTACGGACAGTAGCAAGATTCCATATGTTTCTTCCGGCAAGTATTCCTCATGCTCATGCACATGCTTAACAATTATATCTCCCGTCTTAGATACTCCGATTGGTAATGCAGTAAAGCATGTCGTATAACTGCCTAGAATCCTTATCCGAAACATCACGTACTGCGTAATCGAAGTGATTATTGTTCTTTTTTCTTCCTTGTAACGTGGGAAGATCGGCATTGTAAACATCTTACAGTCTCCTTTCTTTCCTGAAAATCGAAACAGGAGGGTTCGAACCTCCATCTCCAACTCTCGTGCTGGTGCTTTGCCAATTAAGCTACATTTCGTGAGCAGGTGGACAGTAATAAAACCACCTCTGCTACGGTTCTTTGACAGTACGAAGAAAATAATAGTGAACATTGTAATAACACTGTGACTATCGTGCAAAAACGTGAATATTAAATCCTTGACAGGAACTCCGCAGCTAAAACCTGTCGGTTACAATTTTTTCAAACATAATTAGATCTTCACCTTATTCAATCATGGTAAAAGTCATATTCTGCCACTGTGATGATAGGTCTGAGCTTCCGAGAGCGACTCTTGGCTTCCTACCACGGTCTAAGCACACATGGGATTGATACCCACAAATTTCACGGTTCTTTCAGAATATCATAGTTGCATCTTACACCTATTCGCTTTATTTTCATCAACTTGCCATACCGCTACTTTAACGAATTTCTTGTGTTATACTCCGATTTCTCAGATTCAAGGCAAATCAGCTTATTGAGAATTTCCAGTTAGTCAGTAGTCTCTCACACCACTCACATCACTGGATTATTTCTGCACAGCAGACGTCTATTATTCGCCGACCACAAGGATTCTGCATTTGACTTCTCTATGATGATACACTACAAGGCATTGTTGACGGTTTCCGTCTTCACGAATGGAATCACTCCCACTAGAAAGAATCGGCTTATCCAATATCTCGAACAAGCCTATCTCGTCACCATTGCATCTCGGCATGACTGAAAAATCACTCTTCACCGAGGTAATCATATTTGAAAATTGCCGTATAAGGAGTCGAACCTTAATCTTTCACTTGGGTAGGGTAGAATGAATGCTTTGCCGTTAAGCTATACGGCTTCCAACTACACTGTAGTAAGGAAAAATTTGTTATGAAAAAGATCTCTCTCCGAGTTCCGGAGAAAGCTATCGTTCGGATTCGAACCGAAAACCTGTTGATTCGTAATCAACTGCTCTATCCATTTGAGCTATGATAGCTTAAAGCATCGAGCGTGAAACCAAGAAAAAACGCTCGATGCTATATTATTTTAGGTTCCCGGGGAGATGACAAGAAACCGGGAATAGGCTTGCCCCGGTTATGCTCCGAGTCTATGTCCTACTAAGGAGCAAGCCTTAACCGCCATCTGACGGTTAGTAGCAATATTTATAGTGCTGTACGTTGCACTGTGGGGAGTGTAAGGCAAAGGGAATTGCCTTGATATTATAGTATCAGAGTACAAGAAAAACTTTGTACCCATAATTTACTTATCTGTGAACTTATCGAAAAGTGTTTCGCCTTTTTCACTGGCTTCTTCGACCATAGCTTTTGCATCAGCTTCGGTCATACCTTCGAACTTCACGAAGTACATCCATGCCGGTACTTTTCCCTGTACTACATAGTTCCACCAACGTGCACGATCATCTTCAAGGTTGTACACAAGGTCTTCAAACTCACAAGCTGTCTGATATCCGGAAGCCGGAATTGTTCCATTCGCTGTTCCTGTAGCGTAGAGAATGTATAAGATTCTGTGGATAACTCCATCATGATTCTTTCCGTCTAAGATTGTACGGAATGACTCAATCGTGTGTAGCGTTCTTCTATCGTCCGATTCCACTTGTGTAGCTGTCTGAATTCCTCTAGTCTCGTCAAACGAGAAGTAGCCATTTGAAAATCCGCACTTGTATCCGATGATGGACAGATAGAAGTTGATGGCAGCAGTTCTTTCAGTTACTAATATTGTCGGTGCATGTTCTTGTATCGTGCTGTCTGCATCAATTCCCATCTCAAGTCCTTTCACGAATCTAGGAAGCTTGATGCCATTCTGCTGTGCGTACTGGATAGCAGCCTGTGACACGAATGTAATGTGTTGACTATCTTCCTGTTCGTCACCCATCTTATTGAGTGCGATGTCAAGCCATCTTAACTCTTCGATACATTCAGCGAACACCGGCACTGTAAGAGGAGATTCCTTGTCGATAGCATTCGCATAAGGATTTCTCCAATACACGAACAACGGATATTCCAATCCTCTTACTTCCACTTCCGGAAGTATGTCTTTCCACTCATCTACTTTTTTCAATGAGATTTCCGAGCCGATACGGTTCTTATCTTCACTCTTGAATGCTTTTGATGAAATCTTATAGACTCTTTCACCATTCACATCCTCAAATCTGTGATATTCTGCTTTTGTGTAGTACCTGTTTCCCTTTTTGATGTACGAGAAGAACACTGCTGCAAGTACATCACCGTTGGTATTGGTGTCTGTGATGATGAAGTAGTCCGGATCCAGGAACTCAATTCCCTGTCCGTCTGACTTAATCATCATTCCGCAAGTAGAACAGCTCTCTTCCTGTTTCTCCTGTAACGCGTTCAACACTTCATCAAATTTCTTCTTGAGCGCATCGTTACCATCAATCTCGACATTGACATTGAACAGTGTAAGGTTTGCAATCTCCCGGCAAATGACATTAGAGAACCTTGTCGGTTTGATTGTTCCGTCCATGCACCATGTCGGCAGTCCTGATCTCATACCCTTATACAAATCTAAGGCAGTCTGCATATCAGAAGAGCGACTTACCTCAATTCCAAATATATCTCTTACTTCGTTTACTCCAAACATTCTATTAAATACCGCCTTAATTTTTTGTATTAGTCTCATTGTTCCACACCTATTCAAACATTTCTTTGTTCTTTTCCATCCACTCTTTGTGAGACTTGCTTATTCCTTTTCCAGCAACGTGTGCAATGTAATAAAATTCTCTTACAGATTGCGGACCATTTTTATTAAATTCGTAGCATTTAAAAAGTGCTCGATTCTTTGACATAAAGGTAAAAGGTAGCGGAAGTACCTTGTTCACATCCTGTATAACATAGCCCAGATCTGTTTCTCTAACGTAATACCTTGCTTTAATCAATATTTCCACCTCAATCTTCTGCGTAAGAATGTGTAGACATAATATCTTGTATCATCCATTGCATGATCGTTCTCTTTGATCACCGTATCATTGTTCTTTTCCTCATCCCAACAGTACAGACCAAACTCATTGATACAGCTTGTACAATCCTTGTATATCTTTAGGAGTCCTTTGTTGAGCATCGTAGTGACCACTCGGATTCCGTCCAGTACATCATTGTCGGCTTTCTTCACGGTGTATTCTCCGTACTTCTTGATTACCTCAATGAACGATGCAGCAGATGGATCTATGATGATACATGATATTTTTCTGTCTCCGATCAGTTCCTTCAGCATCTTGTAATAGGCTTCATCATCTACACGCTTGCCAGCTTCTCTACTGTTGTAGTACAATTCAGCTTCACGCTGTGAGTTCTTCCCATCGAATGCCCACAGACCGGCTGAGAATGGATTGACCGTACCATAGTCGATTGACACGATGTATTCCAATGCCCCACTCATGTGTTCATCGGAAACATGCTTTTCTTCATCAAACATGGAATAGACAAGACCTTCAGCCACACACCACAATCCTAAGATGTACCGCTTGAAGAACACACCTACATACATGCTCCGGTATCTTTCCTTAATCTGCTCAGACAGTGAGAGATTATCGTCCATAGTGAAATGCAGATAGATGATGCGTTTCTCATCACACTTATCAATCCAATTAACCTTGAACCAATGTCTTGGACTGTTCGGATTGCAGTTAAACCAAAACTTCGAACCGGTAACAGAGCATCGTCCTGTTGCCTGGTTGACGAATGACTCTGGCATCAGAGCAACCTCATCGAAGAACATACCGGCAAGAGTGATACCCTGAATCAAGTCCTGTGACCTTTCGTCCTTACCACCGAAGATGTAGAAGAAGTTCTGTGTATCTCCCTTGCTAACCACAATCAGATTGTCTGATCTATGGTCCACAACTTGATATCCTCGGCTTTTCAGCATCAATTTCAACCAAAACAATACGTTTCTTCGGAATGATCCGATTGTCTTTCCAGCCATACCGAAGTTCTGTTGGTTAAAACTTTCCATTGCCCACAGCACGTAGGACAGTGACATGCACAGTGTCTTACCACTTCTGATTGCTCCGTCCGCTATAATTCCATCTTTGTCCTTTACCGGACTGCTAGGACACCACCATGTCAGCACCTGTTTCTGCTTTCTTGAGAAAGGCTTGAACTCAAATCCTTGTTTCTTAGCTTTCTCTTTCATAGCAGCAGCGCGTTTCATGATTCCTTGTCGGACAGAAGCTAATCTCTCCTCAAAGTTATTCATCATCTGTCCACACCTCACTCGCTGTGGAATTCAGTGCATCCATGAAGTTGTCTTTTGCATCTTCATCAGATCCATTGTCTTTGAACTGTGCTTCCAGTTTTGCAAGCTCAAGGTTCATCTTCCTATCGTCAACGTTACGTTTCAGAAGTTCCTGTGCTGCTTTGGTTCGTTCAGACAAGGATGCGTCTAGGTCGAACTGATCTTTGATTTTTCCTCGCATGACATCAGTTAGATACTTCATGATTTCCTCAATATCTGCTATGTCTTTACTTGCGATTTGCTCCTGTCTAGCGTTGATATAGTCCAAAATATGAGGAACTTTGAGGTTATCAGCTCCAGTTCTATATGCTGTCTTTTCACTATATCCGGCATTCTTTGCTGCCTGTGTTGCGTTCCCAAGTTTCAGGTACTCATCACAGAACTTTTTCTGCTTAGGTGTTAGCTTATCCTTAGGCACATTTAACCACCACCCTTTTCTTTACTGTCTCTTTTCTCCCTGTGTTCCATTTGACACTTAATCATCTGTAGTACATTCGTCCTCTCTGTATGTATCCCATGTCCTTGACGGAATAGTTCACACTGCAAGATGCTCCCACAGTGCGTGCATTCATCTGTTATTTCTCTATTAGCAATCCTCAAGACCTCACCTCATCCCATATATCTTTCAGACAATTCACTATCTCAAGCTGTGATGTTGTTCTGATCAGTTCCAGATCTTTCTCTTTCCATTCTCCATGCCTGTCTCTTCCTAGTGCCGGAGTAGATAATATATAGATGTTAATGAGTCTGTTCTGTTCAGCTGAATAGAATTGCCTTTGGCTGTACTTGATGATTAAGCCTGTCTGTAATATTGCTCTTTGTAGCTTCTTGGATATCCCATTGAGATTCACCTTTCTATCCCTCCCAATCAAAAAAAGATTCCACATGATACAATGTCTCTTATATCATTGTACCTAAACGAAATCTTTTTGTTGTACCCATAATTAATTATTTCTTTCCGCTTCCGTTCCACCATGCAAAGAAATTCTCTGTCCGTCTCTTTCTAGCTCTATCATAAGTGGTAGTAGTTCTACTTGGATCATAATACGAATCTGTGTTTCCTTTTTCAGGTAGTTTGGAATATTCATGCATCTTGTCCGCAATCTTATTTTTTGCTGTTAGCATATTTTTATATTCTCTTGCGAGTTTCTGATTTTTGTACAATGCATCTGCGCTTCCAAGTTTTGCAATCTGCCTTTGTAACTCATTTAATCGGTCAGTATAATAATGACTAACTCTTGTAGCTTCTTTCACTCCACCGATTTTATCAATGAAGTCGAGTTTTCCGCTCTGCGCAGCTCTTTCAAGTTTACTATCTTTCTTTACCGTTCCACTTCCTCGCAAAGCATCACTTTTCTTTGATGCATTGTAAAATATTTTTGCTCCCATTTTGGAGACTGGTTCGCCCCCCCCCAATGGCACTTATGCTTCCTCTACCGCCCATTTTTCTTCCTTTCCGTCAGTGATTCTCCAAACGATTTAATCTTTACTATGTTGCCCTGACACTCATCCGGTATCATTCCGTAAAAGATGATTGTTTCCGGCTGAAGCCTTGACATCATTTCATTGTATCCCTCAAGAAACAGTTTCTTTCTCTCTTTGCTGTTCATTACACCAACACTGGATACTGCAACAGCTCCACCAACCGGTTCACCGTCAAAGCACCAGGAGAATGATTCTTTATCACTCCAACTGATTGTAGGTATCACATCAATCCCGTTCATCTGCATGTATGCACCGATCCAGTGCTTTCTAAAATGGTTGTACACCTGTAATGCTTTAGGAAAATCTGTATACGTGCTAAAGTCCGGACTCATTACACACTTGAAGTCCTGTAACATGCTTACATAAGTATCCGGCTGTGTCCATAATCTGTTGAACTGATAATCGTCAATAAAGAAATGGATTCCATGATCTGCTCTATCCTTACAGCTTTTCGCATAGTTGAATGATAGGAATTCGCATGGGTTGTATGATGTAGGCTCTATCTGTGGGATTCCATATTCGCCAACACCATCAAACAGCATCTTCTGTTGATTCTCGTAGTTCTGTGTACTTCTATACATAGAAAAATCCTCACATTCTACATAGTCTTTATAACCATTGTAACTTATGAGGATTTTTTCATTGTACCCATCTTTAACTTTTTAGATTATCGGTCTTCCAATCAGTGCCATAATCCTACTGTAATGTTCTATGACTGCTCTTCTGTATCCTTGAAAGTCTTTTCTCTGCATTGGAATGTATTCTTTTTTGCAGATACTGTCATAGCCTAAGCCAGTAGTCAAATTGACGAAGAGGTAGTTCGCTATCTCCGGCTTAACTGTTTGACAGCTCTGTAAGAGTAGTACCTGTTCATAGCCAGTAGCCTTTCTGCAATAGTCAATTATCTTCTTCCCTTCTTCGTAAGTGATGCCGTAATCACTCAGATACGTTTCTCTCACACTCAATGGTATTCACCTCCCACGCACGCTTTTATATTTACACCAACCCTTGCCAGTCATTCGTTCGGGTTTTCTTGTAAATACTCGCCTTGTGTTCTTATCATGTTCCTTGCTTGATATGCCGGACGGTTAAACTCTTCGCTTGCTCTCTTGTCTACCGGTCTTTCTGCCATTCCACCATAATGCTTTTGCAGATTTGCTTTAATCTCTGCCGGACATCTTCTTCTGTCTGTACTTCTTTTCACTGTTCATCACTCCAATCCAATCTCTGACCGCACCAACCGCAATATTGAATGCATTCTTCTATTACTTCTGTCGGAGTATTCGTTATCCCTCCGCACACTGGACATTTGCACTCCCACTCGTTACCAGTAAAATGTTCAACCGGTCTTTGTGGAATCTGCTTCTTCATAGCAGCTACTGCCATCCTCTTCGCCTCAATGTTCTCCTCACTATTGGATGTATCCAATCCTTCAATGATTCTGATCGCGTCTTCCATCTACACATCACCATCTGCTCTGTTGTTCGCCCTTACAGTGTCGAATCCTTCAGGATATCTTGCTTTAAGCTTATCTACATTCATTTGCATGATTTCGTTAAGGTTCATTTCCATTGCTTCGCAGATCATAGCCATGTACCACATTACATCTCCTAGTTCTTTCTTAAAATGTTCAAGATCCAGTTCTTTCTCATGGAAAATCCACTTCTTGACCATATCAAGTGTCTCTCCGGACTCTCCGGCTAAACCTAAGCAGCCATTAAGAAGTCCTCCGATGTCCGGAATAATCAGATCATCTCCACTAACAATCTGATTATCATCAATTAATTCAAGTAATCTGTCTGTTGCTTTTCTGTCATTTGTTCTCATAGCTAACTTCTGATATTCACTTGCGTTCATTACTCTCTTTCCTCCCATTCGTCACACCAATCATTGTACTCTGTCCAGTCTGTTACATATTCGCTGTCACTGTTTACGCACACCCAACCATCGTCTATATTTTCATGATGGTGGTATTTGCACGTTCCACAACATTTATCATCTAACATTCTTATCCTCCTATGCCCAAGCCCAAAGAAACGCAACCGTAATCACAACTGCATGAAAGAATTTCCATAATACCCACGCAAGTTCACTGTTTTCGTTCTTCCGGCGATTATTAATCAGCCACATCCATATTGCACTATAACCGATTATCCCAACCACAATGCTTGCGATTCTCAAGCCTAGCTTAATCTGTTCCATGCACATTCTCCTCTTCTAGCAGTTCAGGGTTGTCAAATACGTTGCCGACAACTTCCATCTCATTTAACTTGATATACGTGTCCGTAAGTGGCATTGAATAACAGAACGGCTCGCATTTACTTAATTCATCCGTTGGAATCACTTCATAATGCCATCCAATTACACTGTCTATTACTCCTTCGCTTTCCACTTCTATGACGTCAAACTCTCCGAATACTGCTTTTACAAGATCATCCGGATTACCATGACACATCAAAATGTCGTTTTCCCATATTTCCTCGCCTTTTAAATCAGTCAAATTCGCATATCGGCAAATCGTATTTTCATCAATCAGAAATTCACCCTCAAGACTTTTATCGTAAATATAATTCTCGTCACTAAGATAGCCATGTACCCATGTTCCGTTGAGATGCTCATTACCTGAAGTTGCATGAATATGTTTCGCTCTGAAAAGCATTTCTCTATTCATAACTGTCAACCACTTCCAGCTTCTTCAAGTCCTCGATTAACCATATCTCTTCATTGCCTTCCCATTTGACCATTGGAAAGTCTACATCAAAACGGCGATTTAAACTAAACCAATTAGTAAGACCGTCTTTATATGTAAATAAAGTACCATCTTTATCTCTTACGATGTATTTGAATTCTTCTTTAAGATATTCCAAAAAAGCTCTGTCCTTTTTGCTTATCACTATCACTGGCTTTTCGATGTATTCGGATTCTGCCCATTTTTTTAATGCTCCACAACACGTGTCATCATTATATGTACCACCTTTATACAACGCACAGCAATCACATTTGATAATATTGCAATTGATTGGATTCCCGGTAGCTTTAGATACTGCAATATTAGGTTCATTACACGCAAGCTCCGCAAGCTCTCTTGCATATTTTTCTTTATTTCTCATCTCTTTCACCTCGTTTCACAATGTCGATAGCGTTATCAATGGCGTTTGCGATATTCATATAAGCATAATCATTATCTGTATCACCAGTGTTTGCTACGGTTAGGTAATAACGCATTTTCAAATTTCTAAGCTCTCTTACAACTTTCTCCACATCAAACGCTGTCGGTTGTTCCTCTACTGCTTTCATGCACTCTTGTATTGTCTCGTAGATTTCTTTCTGACACTTACTGTCATTGTATCCGAACGGAGCTTCTTGCAGAGCATAATCATTCAAGTGGAGTATCAGCTTATCCGCATCAATTAATCTGCTCATAATCATTCTCCTTTGTACGGCTTCGGTAGTGGCATCCAGGCAACAATTGATTTTGTCGTATGTTCATAGATTCCTTGAAAGTTTCCATTTTCCCAATATCTCATTTCTGTTACTATTCCGCTGTAAAAACATACAATTACATCCGTGTTATCCTCCGGCAACCTCTCACTCACTGGAATCCACTTCTGACTTTGCAGCGCAATAGCAATTTTCGCAAGTTCGATAGCGTCAATCCATTCTCCACATTTTTCTTTTTCCTCAAACTCAGCTAACTTCTCCATCGCTTCTGACAGCTTATTCTTGTCCTTAATCACTGCTTTTCCACAGTGGTATGTTGTGTATCGCATTTACTCTACCTCCTCGTCTTTCGGAAACTGGAACACATACTTTTCAGCAATTTGATTTACAACATTTCCGGTTAATGAAATTGACACTTTTGCTAAATTCTCATCTGTTTTTGGAATTACCAGCTTATTAAATTCGCGCTGTGAATATTGTTCTCTGCACATTTCCATAGCTTTAATTGCTTTCGCTTTACTGGAATATATTGCCATTACTACATTTTCAACACTCGCAGATCCTGCGTGTATCGCTTCTGCTCTAACGCGTAATGCCGTCTGCTCATAAGGCAAATCGCAGTATCCGTCCTGACTAATGATTCTCATAACTAACTCCACCTTTCGTATCCCATGCGCAAATGTCGCAATCCTCAGGACATACATTTGCCTTTCTTGCTCTTTCGCACATCTCCATTTTCAATTTTCTATCATCCTCAAAATCCTTGATAAAACCGAGTTTCCTCAGGATTTTGTGAATTAGTGATTCCTTCTTCATCTTTGATCTCCTTTTTAACCAACAGTTATAACTGCCGGATTTACAACGCCGTCACCGTCATATCCATAATCTTTGTTGTGCCATTTTCTTAGACATTCTCCGTATTCCCAGTATTGAGAAAGAATACTGACAGCTGCTCCGTACATAAATCCTGTAATTCCTTCTTTATCCGCTTCATAGCTCAGCTGCTTTGCATTATCAACAATAACTTTCATTTCGTCTTCTTCTGATGCTTCTATCTTCTCTTCCATCATTCCGGCCCATCTTTCAGCATATGTAAAACACGCTCTACCGTATGGATCACTGTTTTTTTCATACCAGTCTTTATATTCCTGTTCTTTACCTTTTACAATTTTCATCTTCATCGCTCCAATCTAGTTTGCAACCACATGCGCTACAATAGTTAACATTTTGATGCTCTGCATCTGTCATTGTCTCTGCTCCACATTGTGCGCACTTACACAGAATGTAATTGAAAAAATTAGGATATTTCCTAAGTATAATCGGTTTACATACGCATCTGTGCTCATCCATCACGGAAGCCTTAACTTCCGCAATGATTTCTTGTTTCTCCTGTTCTGTCATGCCTGCACCTCTCAATCGTCAAATTTCAATTCGTCTGCCGCTTCCGGCGGTTCTTCTTTTCTCTTCCATTCGTCAAGGTCAAGTAACTGTCCACATTTACTGCAATAGTTGAAGTCATTTGACACATGGAAGCAATAGCCATCTTCCCGGTCTTTCTTCATGTCCTTGTCGTATGCCGAAAACAAATGCTTTCCGCATACCGGGCAATAATAGCTGTTAAGATACCCCAGTTGCCCCGGCAATGTTGGGTATTCGCTTTTCTGGTACTTTGGTTTTCTTGCTTTCCTTGCTGCCACGCTTTATCCCTCCGTTGCTGCCTTTATCAATCTTTGCTGTATTGTTTCAAAATCCCACCATATCGAAAAGGCTTATCTTCCAGTGTATTCTTCCCTTTCATGTGATTTCTCCTTTTCTTCATCAGTCCTCATAATTCATTACAATTGTAATTACTTTTACCAGTACTTTCTGAAGCTGGTCATAAATGTGATGATCGTCACTGCCGAAGTGAGAATACAGCTTTGCATCTTTATTTCCTCTGTCATAGCATTCGCTCATGAATTCAAAACAGTACACATCATCTTCCTGTATAATTTCTCCGTTTTCTCTCCACTCATAAAGGATACGTCCCTCGACCATTTCATTTACGGCATCTTCAGAATCTTTGCCATTATTCAGATACCATACACAACGATCAATATATCCAAGCTTGTCGCAATACCTATATTTTTTTGCGGTTTCCTCTGTATAATCTCTGAAAGATTCTTTTATCTGCTCTTCAAAATCTTCCGGCAGATTAAAAATATCCACTTCAATTCCTCTTGGTAGTTTAACTACATACTTTCTCATAATTCGTTACTCTCCCTCATACATCTATTCGGTTTTATCTTCAAGTGCCATCTCACTAAACCTCTTCAAAACATCAGGAATATTCATTCTCTCAATTGTTTCTTTCGCAAGATTCTCTTTCAACTTCTGTTCCAGTGACTTCACAAGACTTTCTTCCACTTCTCTTTTTGCAGTAGCAATCATATTTTCTACTTTTGCACCAAGTTCTTTTTCAAGATATTGCCTTGTGAGTAGTTCAGCCATAGATAATTCTCGCTCACTCGAATAGGTGGTAGTATTTCCGTATTTGTCATACCTTTTTTCCTTAGAAAATGCTTCAAATCTCTTTCCAACATATTCAGACAATGGAATGTATTTTACATCACTACTCCATGAACCTGTTCTTGTCGGCATCATGATATTTGCAATCTTTTCTTCTGATACGGTCTTAACAAATTTGTCTACAGTATCTTGAATCGTTCCTTCTGCTTCGAGAATCTTATCTGCAATAGCTTTATCCACTCTCTGTACAGCTTCATCTGTTGCTTTCCTAAGAAGTGCATCCTTGACACCTCTTACAACCTGTTCTTTGATTTCTTCATCAATAGTGTATCCGTTTTCCTCGTCTACCCAGTCCAGTTCCACTTCAATAATAAATTTAGCCATTATGTTTCGTTCCTTTCTCCTTAAAAATGCGTAAAAAAATACCAACCACCGATATTGATGGTTGGTAAGAGCAATTTTAATCTTTTTGAATTCCAGTTCCATTGCAATGCTTGCATTTTACCAAGTCGTATCCAACTTCCTCGAGAGCTCTTTTTCTACATTCTCCCATTGATAACGTTCCCGGAGCATCATACCTGTCAAATATTTCTGAATATTTTTCTTCATCTCTAGGTTTTTTGAATTTCCCGGTTCCTTCACACCAAAAGCAAGTTCTCATATCGATATCCTCCTCCGTCTATTTGATACGAAGATTATACCACTCCAACCATCAATATTCAATTGTCAAGGTACTGTTATTTAAGCAAATCTTAATTGTTCCTGTGTATCATCAATGCTCATGTTCGGCATTCTCTCACCGACTTTCAGATACGAACAATTCGCTTCTACAAGTTTCTGCGCCATTATCGGCACTACACTGTTTCCAATTCTCGCTACTTGTTTCGCAATCGGGTAATTCTTCCAGTTATAGTCCCTGTTAATGATGTAATCCTTTGGAAATCCTTGCATCAGTTTTAATTCTTCTGGTTTCAGCATCCGAAGAAAAATGTCTGATATGATGTATTTCTCGCCCTTGATATCCAGGATTACATTCACCAGTCCAAAACGGTCTTTCGTTGTGATCGTATCAAGCGGTCTATTCAGTGTTTGTCCGCACCCACCGCCGTAATACTTAATCAGAAATGCTGATACCAAACCGAAGTGACCCGGAGATGTCGTAATTGTATGTAATGGTTCATCACGCCCCTGTCCAATCCCCGTCTTGTAATATTTCGTGATAAATGCTGTCACAAGTCCGTATCTATTCGATGTATCAATCGTCTTGATCGGTTCTGTCAAAAGCTGTCCTCTTGAATCACCGGCTCTTGTCTCTCCGTGATATTGAATGATGTATGCCAGTGCATCTTTGTTTTTCACGATATACGGAGATTCTGCATCGATGATGTATTTCTTGATACCGTTTGCAATTCTCTTCTGTGTAGCTTCTGCAAGTGGTTTCTTCCGCTCAAATATCGAACTTCCAAGGTCTGACCAGTCAATGTAATCTCCACAAGGTTTCCACTTCTCAAATCCGATGCCGTCTGCACTGTGAGTCTGCTTTGGGAATCTGATTTCCCGTCCATCTCTACGGAATATCGCATACCATCTCTTTCTTGTGGTCGGTGCTCCGTAATCTGCAGCTACCAGCTCTCTACTACCAAAACGGTACCCGAGGCTCTTCATTGCTGTAATGAATTTTTTATAATCCTCACCTTTTTTCTCCGGTATCGGATAACCTTTTTCGTCCAACGGACCCCACTGTTGTATTTCTTCTACGTTCTCCATAAGAATTACATCCGGCAGAATTGCTTTTGCGTGCTTATATACCGCCCACGGAAGTATCCTCAAGCCTTTCTCTCTTGGCTTACCGCCCTTTGCCTTGGAATGACTTGTACAATCTGGGCTCGCCCACATAAGAGCCACATGCTGTCCTTTTATATACTTCTTCAAGTTAACCTTGAAAATATCCTCCGTCAGATGAAGTGTGTCCTGATGGTTCGTCTTATGCATCAATATGGCATCTGGATCGTGGTTGATTGCTATGTCTACCGGTCTACCGAGTGCCATCTCAATTCCTACGGATGCACCCCCGCCACCGGCAAAGGCGTCTATAATTAAATCTTTCATATCTTCGAAAGGAGCCGATATATCTTTGCCCGGCCGGAGCTCCGTACTCCTTTCTGTTTGCTTTAATCAATAAATTGTTCCGCTTTGAATCTGTCTCCCATATCAATAAAATATCCATATAGGAATTCTTTTTGCTTCTTCGTCAGATTTCTCATGTTTGTCACAATATATCCACCGTAACCATACGGATTGTGTATTAAACAATATCCTTTTACTTCTTGTAAGAAATCTCTTTTAAGATGAACATATGCATCCTTATTTTCATCTCTCCATTTCCGATATTCATCGTTAAATCCCTTGCTTCTGCATATTTCAGATGCTGATTCTTCATGAGTTCCAAACGGAGATTCTATAAAATCACCAGTTGGTGACAACCATCCAAACTCTTTTGATTCGGTATTTGGCTGTTCTTTTTGTTCCGGTCTTTGCATTATTCCGTTTTTAAAATCATCAAGAAACTTCTGGAACTTTTCCATATCCATTTCTCTTTTTATAATTTCCTCATATTTCAGTCCCTTGCCATCTTCTTTATCTTTTAACATCACCATCCGGCATGTGCCCCACTCCATTTCCGAAAATCCAAGTCCATAGCACTCCATCACATAATACAACCCGATTCTCAAATCTGGATCCATCTTGATTTTTATCATATCAATGCAATTCGAGTTTCCCAATGCATCCCATACTATGCGGAAATAATAAGGAAACCCTTTTTCAAACGACTGACATTTTCCAGAACAGTCAATGGTTATACAGGTATCACATCCATTTTCTCCTATATTGTGCTTGCAAGAACTGTTAGTGCATTTTATCTTTCTCTTTCCCATATCATCACTTCACCTCATTTGCAACCTGGAATCCCATCCTTGCCACATTCTTCAAGTTGTTTTTAATCAATGCTTTGTTCGGACTTCTGTGTGTATCAAGGAACTTCCACAACTCTTGCCTTTCAGTCGGTTCATTGGCAATGTAATCAGCCATGTAATCATACTCAGCTTTTGCGACTTTCAAACACTGAATCATGTAATCTATCTTGTCTCCAATATTCATGACTTACTCCTTTACCGCATATCTGCTTTCGCATATTGCAAAAAACTTTCCGTCATGCTCTTCGCAATATCTTTTCAGCACTTCTTCGCAAGAATCATGATTGTCAATTTCCTCTTCGTGAACAACCGTTCTTTTTTCGTCTATTACAAGGCAACAGGTTTTCTTCACAACTTCAATTTCTTTCTTTTCATGGTCTTTCTTGTACTGTTTGAGGACTTCGATATATCGTTCAGGATGTTTTACCGCTAATTCATTACAGGTAATACCCGTGCCATTGTTATAGGCACTCAGCTTGCAACGACTGCAACTCCTTCCCTCACACATTTCGCCTCTAAGTATAATTGCTTCTTCCGCTGTCAGTTCATCCTCTACTAATCCTTCAAGCATTCCGTCTGTCCACTTATAGTCATCTTCTACAACTTTGTAGTAATCATCATGCACGGATGTAATCGTTACGATCTTTTTCTTTAACATTTCATCAACTGCATATAAACCACCATACAGCACCGTATTTTTTAAATCACTCCTGACTCTTACCTTGTCTCCAACTTTGTATTTCATTTCGTGCCTCTCTTTCTCAGTTTTTCTAACAGCTTCTTTCTCTTCTGTTTCTTCTCTTTCCATCGTCTCAGGTACTCAATCTGCGCCTGATCCTCTTTCTCTTGTCTGTTCATGGTCTTTATCCCTTGTACAGATTCGGAATCGGCATCCATGCTGCCACTCTGTACAGTGAGCATCCACCGTGTCCGTTTGAGTATCTATCCCATTCGAGATAGCCATACTGTCTGTCAAACCAATGCTTCTCTGCGTCCTCGTCAAACACTTGGATGTAGCACCCTACACTGTACTCTCTGTATCCGTTACCGTTCGTTGACTCAAGTGTGAGTAGTACATCTCTTTCATCTTCCGGAAGTCTTTCTGTCACTGGTATCCATCCACGCTTACTGTCAGCATTGTCAATCTTGCACATCTTCTCGACATACTTTCTGACGGTCTCTGTTGTGAGTAGGATCCCTTCGTCCTTCCGGTCCGGATTCAGTTCATCTGCCATCGTGTTCTTCAATTCTTCCTCTGATTCGTTCAGCCAGGAAAGAAATTCTTCTGCATCAATCATCTTAGCCATATCTTCTCCCTTCACAATTCGCTACGTATTTGCCATAGCTCATTCCATGTTTTCTTGCTTCCGCTGCAACTCTTGCTAGCTCGTTTTGAAACTTCGGTTTCATTGCGCCTTTTACTTTCTTCGGTTTGGCTTGCTTTCGTTTCATTGCAAGTTCCTTTTTCTGTTCAGGACTCAAGGCTCTGTATCTTGCCTTTCCTCTCTCACAACACTGTCTTCGGCTTCTTTCTTCTCCGCAAGCCTTGCTACAACACTTCTTTCGGTTGCCGACTATCTCAAATTCTTTTCCACAGACTGAGCATACCGCCCAGCCACTTTTTTCCTCTGCCATTCTTAATCACCTTCCAAGTAGCTTGCTCTCCAAATCATCCATGTCATACTGTCTTCGCTCAAAGTTGTTATTGTTCTTCGTTGGCTTCTTGAACTTCTCTGTGTACTTGCCATCAAGAATCTTTTCGAAGTTGTCCGGATTGATGAACCAGTCAAAGTTCAGTGAGAATCTTGCATCTGTCTTCCCTTGAAGAAATTCACTTGCCTTGACCTTAGCAATGCCATCAATCACTTTCTCTTCTCCGAATTGGTCAATGAGTTTGGCCAGTGAAGTGTATCGTTTAGAACCTTGATTGATCCGGTAAATCATTTTGATTCCGTAAGGCTCTAGTTGATTCCACGCATTGATGATTGCTGAAATGCTATGCTGCATTATAGATACGTCAGTATCTATATATTCTTCCCTTCTTCCTTTCTTCCTTTCTTCTATTGTTGTCACTTGCTTGTCACTTGCTTGTCGATTGCTTGTCACTTGCTTGTCACTTTGCCTGTCGATTGATTGATAAGAACAGTAATTATTTACTGTAAATACAGTGAATTTGTTGTATTTTGTGCTTGTCACTTCGCCTGTCGATTCTAGGTGTTTTAGTGCTGTTCTTATTTCTCTAACTGAGAGGTTAGTTTCCTCAGATAATTTGGCTAAAGAAGACACAAATGAACCTCTTTTTATCTCTATTCCTAAGAAAAATCCGTCCTTCCAGTTAGCCTTTAACAGCATGTGTATGAACAATCTGCAAGTGTTTTTATCTTGGTACCAACCCCATTCAAGAAGTGACCGGTTAATCTTTACGTAATCCCCTTTCATACACTTCCATCCAATCTTCAAACTTCATTGTAACCAACCAAGATCTATGATTTTTTCGATGCATCACAGTAGGTATTTCACCCTCTCTCGCATCGTTTTCGGACTGTTCCATAGCGGTATCAATGTTAAGCTTCTCTACTCTCTTGCACTCAATATGGATGCCAGGAAGACCAACTACATCTGCATCTCCATTGGATCCGCAGAACTGCTGCCCTCTTCGGCAATCATATCCATGTGATTTAAGCAGATTTGCTAATTCTCTTTCTCCTTCTTTCCCTTTTCTGTTCGAGTTCATTGTCTACCTCCATGTTGCAGTTCTTGGCTGTTCGCCTTGCTGTTTTTAATGCCCAGCCGATACTCTTCAATCGGCTTTCTTCTTGTCTGATGTACTTCATCAGCATCATTCTCTCTTCTAAGATGTTCATGTCTGGAATGAAGTATCCTCTGCCATCTTGCATATTGAGAATCGGAATATCTCGTCTTGCATAATGGATCATGTCTCTTATCGTTCTATCGTCTATACCGGTCAGATCAGACAATTCAGCTCTCGTGATTGCTCTGTCATGTCCGGTTCTGATGTAATCTAATATGTCAATATCGTAAGTCTGCATTGTTCTCCTTTCTCTCCCCGGACAAGCCGAGGAGATGAATCATCATGGCTCTGATTAAGGATTGTGACATACTGTTTCAGTCAGCCATTAGGAGTTTATATATCAACCTTATCCGCTAGGTTAATACCAGTTATAGCCAAGACTTTCCGAATACCTCTCTGAACTCTTCTCTGCTGCCTATATGCTCTTCAAAATGTTTCTGAGCCATCTGCTTAAGCTGTAAGTCCAGCCCGTGATTCGGATTGTCATGTACGCTCCCCTTCTGAAATTCATGTAAATACGGTGCTAGGGGAATCACATATCCGTATCTCTCTGATAGCTTTCGTCTGCTTCCGTAGAAGATATGGTGAATATGTGGATATGGATAACCGGTGAAGTAACAGTGGTTCATATCTTCTGTGAATACACTTTTCAATCGTTTAGCCAATATCCACACCATACCTTTCTTTCAACAATCTCTTTTCATCCGGTGTAGCAATCTCTGATGCTGCAAGTCCTGCTTCCTTACAGCTTGTAATAAGTCCATCAATGAGCCTTGCCATCTCTGATGTATCGTAGGTACTTGAACCTCTCAACAACTTGTACGTTCTGTACATGATACCGTCTAAGCCTTGCCTTACTTGTGATGTTGGCATTAGATGATATTCTGTTGCTTGCATCACTTTCTTTTCCGCATCTTCCGTATCCGGTACTGTCATGTATATAGGCTTTCCTTCAATGATCTCCGGTTCTCCGTAGTGAATCAGCATCAGATTGTGCATTTCTGCATTAGATGTGTTCATTACCTTTGCAAGCTTGGTAAGTAGTACTCAGTAGTAAGCATTCGCATCAAGACTTCTTTTCTTCCTGCATGGCTTTATCTCAAGGCTTAAAACCTCTTTGCCTTTCAATTCCTCGTAAGTCTCAAGAAAGTCCTCATTTGGCTCAAATAGAATGGTCAGACGATGCGTTACAAAGTCGATAATTGGTTCTTTGAGTTTTCCAGTGAAACGCATTTATTTCTCACCCATTCTTTTCATCAAGTAGTCAAATTGTTCAATGTTCAGTTCTTCCAGTGATTTGACCTTAAATGCTTTGCAAACATTTTCAACGGTCTGTCTGCGACTCTGGATGCACGTTTGTAATGTTGCTACATGAGAAGCATCAAGAGTATGTGGTGTCACTGGTTGTTCAGCTGTTGACTTTCCTATCGTATATACGATTCTTCCTCTGTCCTTATTCTTGATAGACAGTTCTTTAATTATCTTGTCTTCAATAACAATCCGCTCAACAACAAATTTGTCGTTGCATTTTGTTCCGTTGATAGTGCAATTATTAGCACTGATCCAGATAAACGGTGTTGTGTACAGTTCTCTTCCGATTCCCCAGTTGAAACACGCTCTCTTAAACGAATCGGATGCCCGACCTTTCTCTTTCTCTGTGTTGGAGTCTTTTCCGACATCTTGCTTGGATACCCAGATGCCTTTTTCTGTATCGTAGATTGATACTGTACAGTACAGATTGCCGTCTATCACTTCATGTGATCTTTGCCAGTTAAAAGGTCCGACTGTCTCATCTAGGATATTCTGATCGACTCTTGCATCTTTGTAGAGAAGAAGTGAAATTCCATTAGGCTTAACCATTGCGATTCGACAATCAATCTCACTGGCTTTCAAATCTCTAAACGTAAGCATCCTTTAAACATCCTTCCTTTCGAAGTAAACACCGAAGCTTGTCATTGCCTGTTCGATATCTTTAAGTTCCTCTTCTGTAGCAACAACGGTGTAAATTACCTTCTTAGACTCTTCGCTGCTCAAGAATCTTGCCTGTTCCTCATCTACTTCTTTCAGCTTTTCAACAGTCTCTTTCTCCGCTTTCCTCTTGATTTCCTCTTCTTCGAGAATTCTTCTACGTTCTTCAAGACGGATGCGTTCTCTTTCAGCTTCCAATTCTCTTTCTCTTCTGGCAGCTTCTTCTGCTTCTTTTCTCTTAAGGATCTCTGCTTTCTGAATTTCGTAATCACTAAGGTACTTAATTGCTGATGCCAGATTGTTGTTTTCCATATAGAAGTTGAGAGCAGTTTCTTCTTTTTCTGATCTCATGGCTTTGATAGCATTGATATCAGCATTTGTAGTTGCAACTCTGCTAGTAAATTCTTCTCTAATGTCTTTCATTTTCGTACCGGCATTCGTCCACTTACTTCCGTAGATTCTTTCCAGTGGAATGTAATCTTGCAATTCTTCCGGAACAATCTCTTCATAAGCAATCTGGATCTCTTCTCTACGCTCTTTAATGCGCTTTTCCTCAAACTCTTTAACCTTGCTGTCAATTAACGTGATCGGCTCATCGATCAGTGCGATAAGTTCCTTCACCTTAGCTTCGAACTCATCATAAGGCTTCATGTACTCCTTCTTTACTTCGATTCTTCTCTCGTTCACAGCTGCCTTTTTCTTTCTCAGCTCTGCGAGGTCTTTCTTCGCATCCTTCTTTGTCTCTTCTGTGAATTCTTTCTTTTTGTATTTCTCAAGTTCCATTGAAACCTGATCTTTAAATTCTTCAAAGTTGGCTGTAATTTCGCCAACGCTCTGTACTACATCAAATCTCAGTTCCTGCATTTTTTCTTTCCTCCGCATTGTAATTGTCTGCAAGTCTCTTATGCATCTTATGTTGTGTGATTCCCAATTCATCAAAGGACAGTTCCTCATGCTCCCACACCGATGGTTCTTCGTGCTTGACCGGAAGTCCGATAATTGCTTTCACTGTGTCCAGTTTGATATATCCGTTTTCTTCATTGCTGATGTAAGCTTTGAGCGTTTCCATTCGTGCATCTGTTTTGCACAGCTCTTCAAATTTTGAAACGCTTACTTCAAGTGTTTTTTCTAACAACATCGCTTTCTCCTTTCACAGTGACAGTTCTTGTACTAATTGCAGAACAAGTGTGCTAAATCCGAGAACTTTTTCATCAACATCTCTTTCTCCTCTTATGTACTTTTCTACGTTTACAAAGATGTATGCTGCTACTCCCATAATCAGATCTTCGTCTTCACCGTCATTCATGTCACAAAACTCTGCTGCAAATATTGGAATGATTGCGTTCAGCTTATCCAAAGTTATGGTAAAATTATCTTTTTTCATTGCTTTCTCCTTTTTAAATTGTTATTATTAAGTTGGTTTTTTACCCGAGTGCCTGAAGGTTGCCGCCTTTGCTGGGCACTCTTTTTTAATATCCGAAGATAACCCATGTTGCGATTCCTAAGACAACTACCAATCCCATCGCAATTACTGTCATAACCGCTGACGTTGTTTCTTCTCTGTCATCATGCTCAATTCTTCTTGGCTGTCTCTTGGTATTAACTATCTGGATTGCTCTTCTTTGGATGTCGATCATGTCGATCTGATTCATTTTTCTCACCTTCTTTCTGAAATGATGCACACGGAATACATCTGCTTCTTTCCATGCATCTGTTTCTCTTTTTGTAGTAACTACAATCTCTCATATCACTTCCCTACCGATCTTCGCCTTTTCCTCATCAGTGATTTTGAGTACCCTTAGGATTTCTCGTAATTCACTGATTCGGATATTATCCGGCTGACTTAATCTCTGGTACAGAGTGCTCGGTGGGATACCAGTCAGTTTTGAAAGCTTCTGAGTATCAATAGCTGTCATAGTCTTTCCTGACTCGATGATTGCAAGAAGTGTTCTGTTCTGCCTTTCCCTGTCAGATATTTTTAATTTTGGCATCTCTTCTCACCTCTCTAGTCTTCATAATTGCGTGGAATCATGTCCTCTGTCAGTGCGTAGAAATCGCTGAGGTACGCTCCGTCTTCTGTGATACTTAAATCAACAGCAACGTTGTTCTCGTTCATCAGCATGATTCTCAACGCACACTCTTCTCCGATTGTTCCGTTGCCGACTGCTAAGACCTTAAAGCCTTTCAATGCGTGCAGCTCTTCAGAATCTCCATTGACTCTCTTATTGATAATCTTTTTCTTCATTGCTTTCACCTCTCTTCATCAGTACCCCTTCCCTTTCCAGTAGATTACCTTGTAATTTTCTTGTTTAATTTCTACCAACCTCTTCCTTTGCTTTTTCATCCGTGCTAAAATATTTCAAAATCATACTAGGAGGGTTAACGATGTATTTTCTGCTTATTTTCCTTTGCATTATCATTTTGAAATTTTTACTAAATCTTTCAAGGTATATCACCACTTGTGTTTGCATCAAAAAATATGCTTCAAATTCTGCAAATTTAGAACAATTGATTCCCTTTGTGGAACACGTTTGGGATTCAGCAAAAACCAACACCTTGGTGATGATTGAATACGCTTTCAGTACTGAATACGCTAAACTATCTGACTTATTATGTGATATTTCGTATTCCAAACGAATAAACTCAACTTTTAATCAAACTATTGGCGTATACAAATTTCGTATGCTTCAATGCATTAACCCTTTTTACTGGATTTTCTTGCCACGGTATATTTTTAATTTTCTTGATGTTCAGCCATCAAAATCGACTATTTTGTTATCGACTCTTGCGTACTGGATTCTGTCGACTGTCTGTGCATATCTTCTTGAGTTGTACTTAGACAGTCATTTTTCTGATTTCTTCCATAATATAGTCGATATACTTCCATGAGGAACTTTCTAATCTGGTTCCTCTCCGCCTCTTTTCTGCATGATCTCAGACGAATTGTTTCATCAAGCATTGCCTGATATATCAAAGCATTTACTTTTTCATCACTTGTATTTGTTAAAACTGACTCATGAACAATTCTGTTCATTTCTTCTCTCCTTTCTACTTTTCCAAGAAATACTCAATCGGAACACCAAAGTATTTTGACAAAATAAGTAATTTGTCAGCTTTAGGAACATATACGCCATTTTTCCAACTGGACAAAGTTGCCGTGGAAACTCCTGTATCTTTCGATACTTGGTATGGTGTTTTGTTCGTTTTATCCAATAATAATTGGAATTTTTCGTACACTATTACACCTCCTTAGATATTGACACTATCTAAGGTTTCTTATATAATCAAAGTACCATCTAAGTTATTTAAGAAACCTTATATTGTTTTAACTTAGCTATCTAAGCTATATTTGTATATTAGCATAGTTTTCTTAGCTTGTCAATGCTAATTAGCATAGATTTCTAAGTTATTTAGAAAGGAAAAACTATGTATGAAAAATTTGAAGAATTACTAAAGAAAAACAATGTGACTGCTTATAGAGTTTCGAAAGAAACAGGAGTAACAACAGCCACACTTACCAGTTGGAAACAGGGCAAATATACTCCAAAGATGGAGAAGTTACAGAAAATAGCGGACTACTTTGGAGTCCCTACAGAATACTTCACTGGAGAAGAAAAGAAAGAAGATCCTTATGCACTTACTTCCAAAGACGAAAGAGACATTGCAAAGGATTTAGAAAATCTCCGTGGAAAATTAATGAATGGCGCAGGTGGTCCTCTCTCCTACGAGGGTGAACCTATTCCGGAAGAAGACACAGAACTGCTTCTTGGACAGATTGAATTAATGATGCGCCGGTTGAAACCTATCAATAAGGAAAAATACAATCCTAACAAGAACAAGAAGTAGGTGTTGCAATTGAAAGCACATGATGTTAAGCACTTAGTTGCCTATTACGTCAAAAAATATGATACTAGAAACCCTTTTAGGCTTGCAGAATATCTGAATGTTGAAGTTCAGACTGGTCCACTCGGATCCCATGCTGGATGCTATATGTTCCTCAAAAACCATAAGTGCATCTTCCTTAACGAAGTTTTAGAGGAACATGAAAGAACTCTTGTCATGGCTCACGAACTTGCTCATTCGATTATGCACCGAAAGGAAAATTGTTATTTCATTAGAAACAAGACTCTTCTGCTGACTTCCAAGATGGAAATTGAAGCGAATACTTTTGCAGCAGAACTGTTAATACCAGATGAACTGATCTATGAGAATCCTGGAATGTCCAGAGAACAAATAGCGCGCTTGTCTGGATATAATGAAATGATTATGAAATTCAAAGAACTCTAATTGCGAGGTTATTATATGAGACCTAGCCAATATCATTATATAAAAAGAATGCTCGTACACGGAATGTATAACCGTAAGCGAGCAAAAATAGCTGCTAAAAACAGAAAGAAACAGTTAAAGAGACTTCATAAAGAAGAAAAGAGACAGCGGAAGTTGGCTCGTAAAGCATGGAAAAAAGCACAGCCGAAGAAAATACACTCACCTACATTCTATAGGAACTGGGCGATAATCGCTGCTATTGTATGGCTCTTTGGTTGGATGTACTCTGTAAATGAGTATCGTGGATTGGATATTGTTCTATCGCTGATTTCAGGAGAAATATTATTTGCGTTATATCCGTTCTATAAATTCCTGAAGACAAGGGAGAAGGAAATACCTGACCTAGAATTTAATAAGGATGTAATGCTTTGTCCTCGGTGTGGAGCAGAAATTGACGCAAAATGTAAGTTCTGTACGCAATGCGGTTTTCAAATCGTAAGGGATTTTCATTTTCCTCCGGAAGACATTTCTGTAGATAATCAATCTGTGATGCAAGCAGCTCCCGTGGAACGAGAAACAGAGCAGGAGCAGGAACAGGAGCAGGAACAGGAACAGGAACAGGAGCAGGAACAGGAGCAGGAACAGGAACAGGAACAGGAACAGGAACAGGAACAGGAACAGGATATTATGCCAGACACAGAAGAAAAATCAACCGATGACGACAAAATTATTATATGTCCAGTCTGTGGAACTAAGAATTTAAAGACATACTCTTTCTGCATAGAATGTGGTATATGTCTCAACAATCCAGAAAACTTTCGTAAATGTATAAGCCATCCAGTTTGCACTCAGAATCAAGAAAAGTCAGAGAGTCAGCCTAAAGAAACTACGGATAATCAGATTCAAAATATCGTTATCGAAAACGGAGATGTATATTTAGCTAACGCAGCTCTGATGGCCACAGACAGAGATAGCATCGGAATAGGGAAAATTCAACGTGAATACAAGGTTGGATTTAACCGTGCTGCTCATATCATGGATCAGTTATATGAAATAGGGATAGTTGGTGAAGAAAACGGAACCAGTCCTAGAAAAGTTTTAGTTGATAAAGAAAAATGCAAGGAGATTCTTAAAAATGCTACGATTTCCGAATGTCCGGTGCCTAGTTATGAACCAAAACCTACAGATGTTTACGCTGAATTTTGTACAGCATCATGTGAATTCGATCCAAGCCAAAATTTCAAATATCAAGACGATGAAGGAAATATCAGATATAATGATAAACGCTTCGTACAGTCAAATAGCAGTGTTGACTTGCCCAACAAATTAGATACATCCAAAATAAACGAAGCAAAAAAGAAAATTCTTGAACTATATGAATCAGTAGGTATTCAAATAAAAATTGATTCCTACTCCGTATTGCAAGCCTATTTACTTTTTCAAATTATTCCAGTTGGAAAAACGCGGATAAAAGCAATACAATCTTTGCAAAAAGATATTGAAGTTGCTTTGGGAATGAACTCTATAATAAACGTAATGTCTAAAAAAGGATACGTTGGATTATTACTGCCACTCCAATATTTTTTATTAATATAACTCCCGGAAGGGATTTATATATAAGTATGTGGTGTACTTAAGGAACAGGCTCTCAATAGAAAGGAAAAGCTTATGAAAAAGAAACTCGTAGCAATATTGTTGGTCGGAGCTATGGCACTTTCATTTACTGCGTGTGGCAGCTCTCCGAAGAGTGGAAACAACAGTGAAGCTTCTACAGACCAATCGTCTGATGATGGAGAGGGATTGAAAGCCGAAAAGAATTTGCTTAGCGTTGAAGTTACACTCCCGGCTTCCCTTGTCAAAGATGGTGAAGCTGAACTAGATGAAGAAGCTAAGGAAGCTGGTGTTAAAGAAATCACTAAAAATGAAGATGGTTCTATCACCATGAAAATGACAAAGGAAGCTCATAAAGAACTTCTTGGTTCAATCAAGGAAAGCGTAGATGAAAGTAATGAAGAAATTATCGCGGATAAAGAAAACTACCCTTCCATTGAATCCATCACCTACAATGATGATCTGACAGAATTCACTGTCAGTGTTGATAGCGCATCATTTAATGGCCTTGAAAGCTTTGTTGCTATTGCTTTCTACATGGAAGGGAATATTTATCAAGCATTGAACGCTGTTCCGGAAGATGAAATTAATACTACCGTTAATTTCGTAGACAAAGACTCTGGAGAAGTTATAAACTCAGCTGATTCTTCAAGCATGAAAGATCAGCAATAATTATATAAAGCGTGTGGTGCGCTTAGCAAACAAGGCTATCTCACTAAAAGAAAGAGAGGGAACCATGAATATAAAAGAATACGTTTATGACAACAAACTTTCTTCCTTATCCGATACAGAATTGAGAGCTTATGGAAGAGAACTACTGGAAAGACAATATGCCGGTGAAGAACTTACAGATAAGTTATATACAGAATTAAGAGATGTATGTAGCGAATTTGTAAACAGAGATAATTAAATAAAATAAAACCGCTCCTGTTGGCGCAGGAACGGTTGATACACAACTCCGAAGAGCAGTGCGAATTATATGAACAATAATATTGTATCATCTTCGGAGCAGTCAATCAATCAGAACTGTTGTTCTATTGTATGGCTGTTATTTTTATACTTAAAAGGAGATGATTATATGGCAACAGCTAAGAAGTTACCTTCCGGATCCTGGAGATGTCAGGTATTCAGCCACTATGAAATTGTCTTAGATAAAAACGGAAAACCTGTTATTGATCCGAAAACGAAGAAACAGAAACAGAAAAGAATCTATAAGTCTTTCACTTGTGATGATCCATCGGCAAGAGGAAAAAGAAAAGCTGAAGCAATGGCTGCTGAATGGGCAGACAACAAAGAAATCAAGAAAGATGAAGAAGTACAAATGACTTTCGGTGATGCACTAGAAAAGTACATCCAGGAACGGTCCGCTGTCCTCTCACCGTCCAGCATCAGAAAGTACAAGAGTATGCAACGTAATTGCATGGTACCGCTCAAAGAGTATCAGCTAAAGGAAATCACACAAAGCGTAATTCAAAAGGTGATTAATAAGGCATCTACAGAGCTGTCACCTAAGTCTGTTCGTGACATGAATGGACTGATCAGCGCGGTAATGAAAAGATTTCGTCCGGGAATTGTAATCAATATCACTCTTCCAAAAAAACTCAGGAGCAACATTTACATTCCTACAGAAGTGGACATTAAGAAGATTATTCGCGCATCAGAAGGAACTATCACGGAAGTGCCAATTCTCCTCGCAGCGTTTGGAGCTATGCGAAGAGGTGAGATCTGTGCATTACAGAAGTCCGACATCAAGAATCACACGATACACGTTACAAAAACAATGGTTATGAATGATGAGGGCGAATGGATTGTGAAAGCACCTAAGTCTTATGCTGGTGACAGATATGTGAATTATCCATCATTCGTAATCGAGAAGTTTTTGGAACTTTCAACCGACACTGTAAACATGAATCCGAATACATTAACAACATCGTTTGGAAATCTCCTTAAGAAATTAGAGATACCTCACTTCCGATTCCACGACTTAAGGCATTACAATGCTTCTGTTCAACATGCGCTAGGAATACCGGATGCGTATATCATGCAATCTGGTGGGTGGGGAAATGATTCGGTACTGAAAGAAGTCTACCGTCACACTCTTCCGGACATGGAAGATAAAATGAATAAGATTGCAATCGACTATTTTGAGTCTATGCAACACGAAATGCAACACGAAGCATAACAATCATTGATTTTACAGGGGTTTTAGCACTTTCTGTGGGAGTTCGATTCTCTCATCCCCTGTATTAAAAAGCCTTAGAAACCGCGTAAAATCGCTGTTTTAAGGCTTTTTCTTTTTTCCAAAAAGCAAAGGTAATCAAAAAGGTAATCAACCATATGTTTGAAACATCTGAAGAAGGAGGAAATCTTGCACAAGTGCGTCTCATATGGTACCAAAAAGACCTACTTTGCTAAAAATTTGATTATTTCAAATGATATTTTAAAGATACAAATAAAAAGAAATGCCTTAGCAGATTAATTCATATTCACATAAACATGAAGAATACTGTTAGGACATTTCTTTTTTATTCAGATATTAACACAAGAGTATCAAAATACAATAAAACAAAGTTGATTGATATATTCTTAAAAATAGCCACTTTTCCTTAAAACATCTATAATTCTCTTTTCCTCTATTAAGTAGAAACCTTATATGGATCTTATACAACTAATAACAAGAAATAATTGAAGAATATCCAACTCTTTAAAAAAGAGGATTTTTATTGAACATGCTAGATTTTAGATTAGAGTTATAAAATATTATTATCTTTATCATTTTTAATAATCCTGTAAGCTTCCAAAATCCCTTGCTTTACTGCAGATTTAATAATAAATGCTAGTAACGGAATTATAAAAAAAATAATGATTAAAGCAATAAATAGTATCATCTTTAAATCCATAGAGAACTCCATTTCTAATAACTATAGTAAGTGTTTCAAATTTATCAGATTTATTCTAGTATAACATACTATTAATGAATGTAAAGAAAAATATTCCTAAGAACAACCTTTAATGGTCATAGTACCGTTAGTTCTTTTTCCTGCTTTTTGATGTCGTTCTCTTTTCAAAATAGTATTCCCCTTTCCGGCATGACTACTCTGCAGATATAAAGGAAAGCTACGTCTACTCAAGTAGTAAGCCATTAAAAATCTGTTGATTGATACAAGTTCGAGGGAATGGGGAGCGAAATCCCCATCAAGATTGCCAGGTAGCCTGATTTCCAAAAGGAAATTAGAGTTACTCAAGGGCGCATCTTGCCCTTGTTTAATAAAAGATTCGTTATGCTTTGCAGTAAATCAATATTTTAAGTTTTCTCCAATTTGGGGAATAACCTGTGCCTAAGTGTCTAAAGTATGATATCATGTGAGTAACAAATTAGAAGTTGCAAGGAGGAAATTATGAAATTTATGCAAACAGAGAAAAAACAGCTATT